CATCTTCGAGCCATCCCGTCGAGTCATCGCCTGGTCTAGTCGGTCGGAAATGGTCATACCCGGAATATACGCGGGCGGATAGACCACCTTCAAATAACTATCCGTCAAAGTATTGACTCCCTATGCGTTGTCGTATAGACTAGCCTCAAGTCGAACCAACCTGGGGACCGAAATGGATTTACGACCGCCTGCCGAAATGCTGGCTGAAATCAAAGCGGCTACGAACATGGTCGAGACCGAACTGGCAACTCGCATCGGAATTTCTCAACCGACCGTCAACCGCATCTTGCGCGGGCAACCGAACTGCACATGGAAAGTGCTAGTTGCGATCCAACGCCTGCATGCGGAAGTGATGTCGGAACGTGCGGCAGCAACTGCATAAACCAGCATAGTCAAAGAACGGTTGTCCGGGCTTTCAAAGTCGGATCGTCACATAGAAAAAGTTTGGACCGACATGAAATCGATTCTGAAAAGAGCCGTGATGCGCGCCTACTGCCGGGGATGGATTTCATCGACCACGGTCGTCAAGGCGTTCAGTCTCTTTGATCTGAAACACAAATAACCCATGGGTTACCCATGGGTTTCCGGTAACTGAAAAATGATCGTTGACCCTGACTTTGTGGATCACTGGAAGACGCGGACACTCGTCGCGCTGCTAGATGATGACGAAGCCGCCCCTTTGTACGTAATCAGGTTGTGGGCGCACTGCCAGAACCGTCGCACGTGGTATTTCGACCTTCCGACAGCGGCGCTCAAGGCTATTTGCAGGTACAGCGGGGACGCTTCAAAGCTCGAGCAAGCGATGACCGAATGCGGGTTTGTTTCTCGTCAGGGCGGACAGATCACAGTCGTCGGATGGGATGTCTACAACGCATCTCTGATTGCCGCTTGGGCCAATGGTGGTAAGGGTGGCCGTCCTCGTAAAGCAAAAATTGAGGACAGCAAAGAAACCCACGGGATACCCGACGGAAACCCATGGGATAACCCACGGGTAACCCATGGGGTAACCGATAAGATAAGAGTAGATAAGAACAAAGACATATCGCCTTCTGACGAAGGCTTCGACAGATTTTGGAAGGCTTGGCCGGCAACAGACCGAAGAACGGCAAAGGCGAAATGCGCTGAGAAGTGGGTGAAGGCCGGATTCGAATCTGTGGCGGCAGAAATAATCGCCCACGTCGAGACGATGAAGGCGACGAACAAGCAGTGGCAGACGGGCTATGAGCCGGCCCCGCTGACCTACCTGAACCAGCAGCGATGGAAAGACGGTGAAGGCGCAGACGGATGTTGGTGGTCCGAGGCGGGATTCGGGAAAGAGTGGCAAGCGGTGAATGCGGGATGTACCGCGGTGAACGCATACCAGTGGCGCAACGGCGAACGGATCAGGGAGCAAGCATGAACGCGAAGGAATTGGCAACGCTGATGAACGATAACGCTGCGACGATCGTCGAGTACTTGCTCCCGCAAGGCAAGAAGGCCGGCAAGGAATGGAAGGTTGGCGGAGTAGGTGGCGAGTCTGGCTCGAGCATGTCTGTTTGCCTTACCGGTTCGAAGCGCGGCGTGTGGAAGGATTTCGCGACTGGCGACGCCGGCGATCTGCTCGACCTGTGGGGCAAGTGCCGCATGGTGTCTGTGGCCGATGCGATGCGCGATGCGAAACGGTTCCTTGGCGTGCGCGACGAGGCGCCAGTGCGCGAGATGCCGAGCTACAAGCGCCCGGAAAAACCCAAGTGCTCGGCACCCAAGGCCGCGGTCAATGAATGGCTGTCGGCGCGCGGTCTCGAGCAATCGACGATCGCAGCGTTCAAGATTGCCGAAGCTGAGCGCAGCGGAAAGACGTATGCGGTGTTCCCATACCTGCGTGAAGGCGAGTTGATCAACGCCAAGACGCGGAACATCGCGGACAAGAAGGACATGCGCCAGGAAGCCGGCGCCGAGCCGTGCCTGTTCGGCTGGCATCTGATCGACCCGAAGCGCCGCGTGCTCGCGATCGCAGAGGGTGAGATCGACGCCATGACGTTGCATCAGATGGGAATCCCGGCTGTTTCGGTGAACGCGGGCGCCGGCAATCACCAGTGGATCGACAACGACTGGAACCGGCTCGAGCGCTTCAGCGATATCTACCTTTGCTACGACAACGACGAAGCGGGCCAAAAGGGCGCAAAGGAAGTTGCCGGGCGCCTCGGTATCGAGCGCTGCCGAATCGTGAAGTTTCCGAAGAAGGACGCGAATGAATACCTACTTGCCGGCGCGACCTCGGAAGATTTCTCGAGGTGCCTGGCGGAAGGAAAGTCTTTCGATCCGGAAGAACTGCGCGAGATTTCCGACTTTTGGGGCGGTGTAAAGGCGCTGTTCTATCCGACCCAAGATCAGGTAACGAATCCGTTCCTGTCGTTCTGCGGCGAAAAACAGTTCTGGTTTGACTTCCGTCCGGGCGAATTAACCGTGTGGACCGGGTACAACGGCCATGGCAAATCGCTGATGTTGAATCAAGTGCTGATCGGTCTGATGGACCAAGGCACGAAGATTTGCGTGTTCTCGGGCGAGATGACGCCGGAACGCCAAGGTAAGCGCATGGCCAAGCAACTTGGCGGATTGGATCGCCCGACGCCGGCATATCTGGACGCCATGTCCGACTGGCTGCGCGATCGCATGTGGCTGTTCAACCTCGTCGGCACGGCGTCTATAGATCGCCTTCTGACGGTCTTTACCTACGGTTACAAGCGCTACGGCATCCGGCATTTCGTGATCGACAGTTTGATGATGACCGACGTGCTCGAGGATGGCGCCGGCGCAATGACTTCGCAGAAGGAAGCCATGCGCAAACTGGCCGCATTCGCTCGAGGCAACGGCGTGCATGTGCATCTGGTGGCGCACCCACGCAAGGGACAGGACGAGAAGAAGGCGCCCGGAAAGATGGACATTTCGGGCAGCTCGAAGCTTACCGACGCCGCGGACAACGTGTTTGCCGTCTGGTCGGCACAGAAGCAGGAAGGCGACGCGAAGTTGGACGAGCCGGACGCAACGCTCGAGCTACACAAGAACCGGAACGGCGACACGCAGTACAAAAAGCTGTTCCTGTTCCTGAATCGTGACTGCATGCAGTTCAGCGCCAGGGATTCGCGCCGGCCGTACATGCATGTCCCGTTCTCGAGCCGCCAGACGGAGGAAGTATGACCTTCGTTCCTGTGCAGCACTTCATCGCCAAGCTTCTGGCGGATTACGCGGAAGGCAAGCCACTGGAAAGCCAACTCGAGCGAGACCGACGGGCCTTCGAGGAATGGGAGGAGCAGCCCGATTCACCGGAGGAAGAAGCGTGAGACGAGCTGCCAAGGTAGACGCGAACCAAGTCGAGATCGTGAAAGCGCTTCGCTTGGTCGGCGCGAAAGTCGTCCCGACTCACACGGTCGGGCAAGGCTTCCCGGATTTGGTTGTTGGCTTCAGAGGGCGAAACATCCTGCTCGAAGTGAAGGACTCAAGCCAGCCGCTCAGCAAGCGCCGGCTTACCGCAGATCAGAAAGTGTTTCACGACGAATGGTCCGGCGAGATTCATGTGGTGGAAAGCGCAGAACAGGCAATCGAGGTTTTGACGAGGGGGTAGAGATGGCATTCGCACGCAAGCCTGGATTCGGCGAGTTTGGAAAGCGGCTCAAGGCAGAACGAATTCGCCGCGGGTTCGCGTTGCGCGATTTCGCGGCCCAGGTTGGAGTTCACGTTTCCACGATCACCGCAATCGAGAACCGGAGCGCGATGCCGAAATTCTTGATCGTGGTGGAAATGGCGCAAGTGTTGGAATGCTCAATCGATTATTTGGCAGGTCTTGAAGACTAAACGGGGGAGGGATAAATGGCAGGGAATCGGAAACCAAGACGGAAATATGTGCCGAAGGTAGGCGTGAAAGATACGATCACGACGCTCTTCGAAGGCGATGAACCGCTAAAGGGCGAACTGAAGGAAAAGGTACTGCTGACGACGCACATGGCCGCGCTGGCGCTCTCCAAGGGCGAAGCAACGCAAGACGACTGGGGCGCGCTCGTGACCGCCTGCAACGTCTGCCTCGTGCTGTGCGAGCAAGCTAAAAACAAGCACATCGGTCTGCAGGCGGTTTATGACGCCAGCAACGCGCTTATTTCGGTGCAGGAGCGGTTCTTTGCGATGGGCCGCAGGGTAAGTACCGGCGACGAGCTGACGGCCATCAACGGCGGCATCCACGTCTTTGAGGAACTGGTCGAGGCAGTGAGCAAGCGGAAATACGTTTGGGCGTCGGATCAGATCGAGAAGCGGATGCGCGATGGACAAGTTGTCGGCGTGGCGCCGATGAAGAAGACGACGCGGTACGAACTGAGGAACGCAGCATGAGCGGCAAATGGACGAAAGAAGAAGACCAGATCATCCGCGACACGTGGGCGAGCAACAACCTCATGAAATATTGCCTGCCGCTGATTCCGAATCGCACTGAGCGAGCGATCATGGTTCGCGTCCAGGCGCTGAAGCTCGGAGCGCGACCGCACCTGAACCGGGGCCCACGTTCGAATATTTTGGCGATCGTCCTGCGGGAAATGGCGCAAGGATATGTTTTCAGTTCGCGCCAGATCGCAGACCGCTTCAAATGCACTGTCAAGCATGGCTCAACCCTTTTGCGCCATGCGTACACCGCGAAGACGATTCATATTCAATCATGGCGCCGCACTCATCCCGGCGGACCCTATATCGCTGTATATGGGATCGGCAACCACGAAGACGCCATCAGCCCCGGTCCGAAGACCAAGAAGGAATACAACCGGACGCGCTACGTAAATAAGCGGATGAAGGAAGGCAAGATGATCGGCAATGTTTTCGGTGTAGCGATGGCGCAGGTCATGGATGCGGAGCCGCCCAAACTGAGCAAAGGGCGATACGAAAGCCGCGTCTATCAGCAATCGATGGCTTTGCGTGATTTCGAGGAGGCAGCAGCATGATTCCAGCCGATTTTGACGCGCTCTGGTTCGCCCTCGGTATCAAGCGCCGAGACTGGACCAAGCCCGCACAGGAGCAGAAATGAATCTAACCGAATGGTATCCGTGCGCGACCCCGCCAATCCGAGAGGGCTGGTATGACGTGGAGATTATTTACCAGAACGGAGCGGACGAAAAGAACCGTCGCTATTACTGGAAGCTCGGCGACTTTCGATTGAGCGATCGCGACATGCTTCGTGCGCCGATCATCTACGAAATGGACCGTTGGCGCGGTCTGGCGGAGGAGCAGAAATGAGCGTGTTAAATGGAAGAGAGCAATTCGAAGCCTATTACGCGAAGGCCGGCGGCTGCCTTCTGGCGTCGGTGAAGGAAAAGCACTGGCAGACATGGCTGGCGGCGCAAGTCGCGCTGCTTGAGGCACACGGCCCGGCAGTTGAGATTCGCGTGCTTGAGGAGAAGGCGCATGACTGAAATGAAACTGTGCAGAAACTGCAAGCACATTGATTTTAACTACGGAAATGTTCCGATGTGCCATCACCCAAAGGCGCCGATCGATCCAGTGCGAGGCGACAAGAATGCTTCGTGCTCCCTGATGCGCTCGCAGAATTGCCTAATCGACCAATGTGGCGTTGAGGGCGATTGGTTCGAAGAAGCGCCACCCCGGCCTCCGGCATTCGATCCTCCATCGCTTAGCTCGATGGCGTGCGCAGATATTCCAAAGCGCCCTTTTTGGCACCGCATTTTCGGATAACAGGAGCGCGACATGACTAACTGCTGCGCTGGCTGCGCCGAACCGGGGAAGTATTCGCACACGACGGACTGCCTGTTCGAGCACTTCCTCGGGTTCATGAACCTAGCTGGACGCTCAGACGATGAGAAGGCGCTGATGCGCACCGCATACGCATACGGAAAGGAAGAGGGCGAACGTGTCATGCGAAGAACATTTAACGACATCATCAGCCCATTTCCGCGTCGGATGGCGATGCAGGAGCCGACATGAGCGAAGAATCGGAAATCAACATCTTTCGCGCTCTCGACTTTATGAGAGACAACGCGATGGCTCTTGCAAAGGCGAAGGCCGAGCGCGTCTACCTCGAAGAATTCAGGAAGAGCCAGAAAGCGCTGATGATGCAGCAGGCCGAGACGGGCGGCCACAAGACGACCGCGGCGCAGGAGCGTGAAGCATATGCAAGCGATGAGTATTGCACCCTGCTGGAATCGCTTCAGACCGCCGTTGAGACCGAGGAACGGCTCCGCTGGCTGATGGTGGCTGCTCAGGCTCGTGTAGAGGTCTGGCGCTCCCTCGGAGCAAACCAACGGGCAGAAGCGAGGGCACTATGACAGTCGCAGCCGAACGACTTCACATTGCGCGCGTGAAGGAACTCGACTGCGCTGTATGCGGAGCACATGGCCCGAGTGACGCGCATCACATCCTCGCCGGTCGCACGCCCGGACGGAAAAGCCCCGGATTCTGCGTGATCCCGCTCTGCAAAGACTGTCATCAGGGAAGCTTCAACGGAATCCACGGCCAGCGGCGCATGTGGGAAGTGGTGAAGGTAAGCGAACTAGATTGCCTAGCGGCGACGATCGAACGACTTTACGGGGGTAGAAAATGACAGTCAAATCAAACACAGCCGCATCATGGCTTGCCGAAGTCGAGAAGCGTGTCGCACGGCTCAAGTCGTCGGCTGGCGAGGCAGCATGGAACGAAGCGCACGAACTCGTCGCAGCAGCTCAGATTCTGCGGGATGAGATCGCGATAGAGTCGAACAAGGGAGGATGAAATGGCAGCGCGCCTACGTAAGACGCACCAAGAGGATGTACGGGCAAAGATTCAAGCAAGTCAGTTGATAAATGTCTTGCAGAATTATGCACTTGGTGCTAAGGAATCCGAAATTCCGATGAGCCGATTGAAGGCAATCGAAATCCTTCTGCGCAAGAGTCTGCCTGACCTGACGGCGATGCAGATGGAACTAAGCGGCAAGGAAGGCGCGCCGGCTGTGCAGATAAACATCGTGAAGGCCAAGCCATAAACCGTTGATATATATCCTATTTGAGATAAAATACGCAGGAAACCTAAGTATTCTGCGTTGTTGGTGGTGCGCGCGGCAGATCAGCGAGGGTGAAACCTGCTGCGATCCGCGCGAGAAGCATTTCTAGGGGAAAAAATGTCGATTGCCGTATTCAAGCCGCTCGAAGATGCGGGCGAAGGCGAGAAGGTCTGGGGCAAGCTCGCGCAGAAGGTCGTCGACGAGACGGAGCACGATCAGCATATCGCCTCGGGCTGGTTCGCATCGGCTCAGGAAGCGCTGGACGCTGCCGATCTGGCGAAGTTGGAGAAAGAGAACGCTGCGCTTCAGGCTCAGATCGCAGATGAGCAGGTAAAGCTGGATGGACGCACGAAAGCGGCCAAGGAACTGAAGGCGAAGCTTAGTGGTACGGAAGAAACTGCTCAGCCGGCAGCGTGACGAGATGAAAATCCTCCTGGCGTCTGCGGGTCTGAGAGCAACGATCTACTCGGATAAGCCATGAAAGCTCCGAAATCCTACTTCGTGCAGCAAGGTCTAGGCGAACTCGGCCTAACGTCCGCCGTGTACGACATGGAGCCGGAGGATTTGGAGCGCATCTCCGATCGACTGGACGCGTATCTGGCTGAACTCGAAGTGAAGGGCGCGCGTGTTCCTGGATGGAGCTACGCCGATGCTCCGGGGATTGCGAACCTAGAAACGGTCGTGAACATCCCAATGCACCTCGTCAATCTCGTAATCCTGTCCGCGGCGATCATAGCGGCGCCGAGCATTGGCAAGAACCTATCGAGCATCACGGTCGCTCAGTTGAAGATATCGCGGGACCAGATGCTCTACGCCGGCAAGCGGATTCCGCAGTATCAGCGCAACACCAACATGCCGGTTGGAAGCGGGAATCAGGTCTGGGCTGATGGAGTTCAGTTTTTTATTAACCGTCCGCCTAAATTGGATGCGGGTCCCGATTCATCTTTCTCGCCTGACATGGAACTTTGGTCCGGTGACAATAACATCAACGGATTCTAGTCGGAGAGCGGCGTGACTACCATTCAAAATCTCTGCTTCGACCAGACTCCGAACCTCGCCGACCAAGTGCCGATCTATGCGGCATCAAGCGGCACGACTCAGCGCACGTCAATCAACCTTCTCTTGGCTGTGCTGGCTCAGTTGCCGACAGTACAACCGCCCTCAGGTACCGGCCAGCTCTGGATTGATACGAGCGCTGGCAATGTTGTAAAAGTCGCACTCTAGGAGCCGAAATGGCCGCCACAAAGAAGAATCCGCACTTCTCAGACTTGCCAGTCGCACCGAACACGATGCCCGATCCGTTCGGCGATCGGCGGGACGCGTCTATCGCGCTGTCGACCATTCTGACCGGCGCGAATGTCGTCGTGCAGGCAAAGGCGCTGCGTGACTATTGGATTGCTCTCGCGAATCAGGCCGATCTCGTGGCGGGTGGAACTGGTTCGGCCGTTGGAGGAGGTGTTCCATGAATGTAACGTGTATTAGCTCGCTAAAACGATTTCATCTCGTCACTGCTGCGACGACGAATGCCAACGTTCTGTCTGCCATCCCTTGCGGATTCGACGGAATGAGCGGATGGGCGACGGTTGTCTGCTACCTGAAGATCTTCGACAAGGCGTCTGCGCCGGTGCTCGGAACCGACATTCCGGTGATGACGATCATGCTGCCGGCAAACGTGCCGCAGCGTATCGATTTCGGGCTGGAGACGTTCCCGTGCAAGTTCGGGCTGTCGATCGCAGTCACGCTGAACCCGGCTGACAACGATACGACGGTTCTCGCCGCGGCGAATACGTCGGGCGTCGATATCTTCTACTCGCCGCAATCGCACCTCTCGTAAGGAGTCGTCATGTCGAAGAAGCATCCAGGTTTCGCAGCAGAGCAAGCCAAGATCGCGCGCAAGGAAGGCATTCCGAAGGCGAACGCGGGTGCAATCCTCGCATCGGCTGCGCGTGGGGCATCGGCTAAGGCGAAGAAGAAGAACCCTGCGCTGAAGAAAGTCGCGAAGAAAAAGTAAATGGCGCAAGTGCCCTTAGCCAACATTCAGGCAGTCCCGCTTCCTTTGATGACGGGAGGGACAAGCACGACTGATGACGGCAATGTGCAGGGAGAATTTGCGGTCAACGTGAAGTTGCGCCAGATCCCGACGAAGGATAAGCCCGGTACTTGCACATCGCATGGCGGATTGACGCAATGGATGGCGTCGACGTTCACCGGCGAGTCTGATCGCGGCGGAATCTTGTGGAATGGCGTGATGTATCGTGTGCAGGGCGGCTCGGTCTATTCGTACAGCACCACTGGCGTTCGGACGTGGCTCGGCACGATAGCTAACGACGGGCTGCGCTGCCGACTGGATTACAGCTTCGACTTCCTGCTGATCGTCAGCGCGAATAACCTGTATTACTACGCGCCTGGCGGTTTCAGCAGCGCCGGAGCGCTCAGCATAGCGGCTGGCGGGACAGGCTACAACGTCGGCGACACGATCACGCTCGGGCCGCTTGGCGTCTACGCTACCGTGCTTGTGACTTCCGTATCGAGTGGCGTAATCACTGGCGCATCGATTCAGAACGCGCCGCAGGTGCTTACCTCGCAGATTCCCGGCAATCCTCTTGCGCAGGTGCTTTCGAGCGGTGGTGGAACAGGCGCATCGTTCTTTATCGGTTGGAACAATCTCGGCGCGTTGATCAAGGTCGATATGACCAAATCGGCCGGCATTGGGACCGTTGTCGACGCCTGTTTCATGGCCGGGTATGTGATGGTGACCGATGGAACGGTCGTCTTCTCTAGTTCGCTCGTCAATCTGACGTTCTTTCCGGGATATTTCGGCAGCGCGGAATACGATCCGGACGGCATTACGTCGATTTACAAGCTGAACAACCAGCTCTACGTACAGGGCAGCAATACTACTCAGACGATGGCTAACACGGGAGGGAACAACTTCCCGTTCACGGCTCAGCAGTCGTACACATTCGACATCGGCTGTGCCTCGCGTCAAACCATGTGCTATTTCAATCGCACACTCGCATGGATTGGCGGCGGTCGGAACATGCCAAAGGGCGTATGGATGCTCAATGGCAACGCGCCGGCCAAGATCAGTTCTGCTGCGGTCGACTATGAGTTGTCCTTGCTGACGGCTGATCAAATCGTTGTGGTCACACTCGAAGCGATCTCGTTCGAGGATTCGGAATTCCTGTATGTGCATCTGCCGAACAAGACGCTCTTGTTTGATGCCACTGCAACTGCCGGCCTTGGCGTTAAGTTCTGGACGCAATTAAATAGCGGAGCAACGGCTGATGACTTTTACCGCGCTAGAAATTTCGTCCGCTTCAATGGAATGTGGGCTTGTGGTGATCTGGCTGATAATCGTGTTGGCTTTTTGGATAGCACTACTGGTGGCCACTATAGCGCCCCTGTACTGCATCGTTCCTCGTCTCCTATGGTCATGTTACCGCTGGCTTCTGCGGGGCTTCGATCGGTCGAACTGAAGTGCGTAACAGGGCAGGCCGGCGACACATCGAGAATCGCAATGACTTACTCGTCGGATGGCATTCGCTGGTCACAGACGCGTTATACGAAGGCAGTCACGCGAGGTGGATACAGCAAGCGCATCCGTTGGCTACCTGGCGGTCTGACGCGTAACAAATTGCAGGTGCGCATTGACCATGTGACGACGCAGCATGTCACTTGGTTTGGACTGGATCTCGAACTGGAGCCATTGAACACGTAATGGCCAATCTAACCCGCGTGAATCAGATATCACTCGCCGCGGCTCTCGGGGGTGATTCGGCAGTAGCGGATGCGATCGGCAATGCCATTAACGGCAGCGCGATGAATGGATTCACGCCTGATTGCGTCGGAGGTTCGGCATCGGGCGTATGGGCGCAGATCGGAACATTGATCTATGTCGAGATAATCGCCATAGGGGCGGTTAAATCAGTCACGCTGCCTTTCACGCATCAGGGACTAAGCAATACATGGGCGGTACTGCATGGCTGCTCAGACGCAGGCATATCGATTAATGGCATGTGTGCGCCGCTCTCTGCGGTCCTCACGTTGCACAAGTATGACGGAAGTTCACTGCCATCAGGCACATACCGTATAGGCGGCACATATGAAAGCGACGTGGGGTGAAACATGGTAGCAGCAGCGGTAGGAGCGGCGGCTGTCGTCGGTGGCGTGGCAAGTTCTGCCATGTCCGCGAGCGCTGCGGGTGACGCGGCGGATGCGCAATCGCAATCTGCGGCGAACAATCTCGCGCTCGCCAATAAGCAGTACAACACAATGCAGACTCAGATACAGCCGTATCTCGCGGCTGGTCAAACTGGCATGACGGGTTACGAGGATTTGCTCGGGGCTAATGGTGCCGGCGCGCAAGGCAATGCGATCAATGGCATCAAGACCGGCGCACAGTATCAGGGCGACATGCAGACGGCGAACGAAAACATTCTCGCCAACGCTTCAGCTACTGGCGGATTGCGCGGCAGTAACACGAGCAACGTTCTAGGCAATACGTCTATCAACACGCTCAACGGGCTAATTACGCAGCGTCTCGCTGGCTATAACCAGTTGATGGGTAACGGTCTGAACGCGATTAGCGGTTCTCAGGCAGCAAGCAATGCGTTTCAAGGCGCATCGACGAATGCGAACAATCAGACAGCCAATGCAGAAACGTCGCGGGCTGGCTCGCTCTCTAACTCGTTCAATTCGGGCATCGGCGCGATTACGCAGGGCGTGAACGCTTACGCGACCGGAAGCGCAGCGAATCAGCCGAACTACGGACAGACGGCTGCCGGTAATCCGATCCTTTTCACGGGAACCTGATATGGCCGATCTGATCGACTTCTCCAATATCGGCAAGAACATCGACACGCAGATGGGCCAAGCGGCATTGACCGGCCAGCAACTTGGAGTGAATGCGGCGACACTGCCAGCCAAGATTGCGGCGTCTAATGCAGGCAGCGCGGCCAGCGTGTCGAACTCCGGCTTACAGATCAATAACAACCAGCGCCAGCAAGCGTTTCAAATGGAATCGCAGGCGCTAGCGTCGAACCCGAACGCTCAGTCGGCTGACTATCAGGCGTTGGCGAACAAGTATCCCGAGTTTGCGCAACAGGTCAGCCAGAACCAGCAGCAGACGCAACACAACTGGGAAAACACGCGCGCGCAGATGTCGGCCGATGCGGTGAGCACGGTAGCAGGCATGCAGGCGCGATTGCAGGCGAACGACGTTCCAGGCGCACTCCAACTGCTGGAAGCGCGAGCTGTACGTCAAGAAAACTCGGGCGATACGCAAGGCGCAGCGTCGACACGCTCTTTCGAAGCCCTCATCAATCAGAATCCGGAAGCCGCAAAGCAAGTCGCATCGAACATTCTCAACGCTGGCAGCGCGAACACGGCGGAGCAATTGTATGGGAACCAGAAATCCCAGGCGGGCGCGGTCGTTGCGCAGGCAACAGTCCCTGCGACGGTCGCTCAAGCGAATGCAAACGCTTCTACGGCTGGAACTCAAGCCGCGTATGCGCCGGCGCAAGCAGCAGCGACTATCGGATCGACCAATGCTGGAACGGGGCTGACGACTGCTCAGACTGGAATCGCCAATCAGCAACTCGTCGCGCCTCCCGCGGCGATCACTGCCGCTCAGCCAGAATACAACGCCAGCCAGTCGAATCAGCAGCTTTCTGACCAATCCGGCGAACTCGCAAACGCGTTCAGCCAAATCGAGAACGGCGGCGCAAGTGGCGTGCTCGGAGCAACGTGGGACCAAGCCGGACGGAAGTGGACGGGCGATACGTCGAAGCTTCAGCAGTTGCGCCAAGAGGCGTCTTCGCTCGTGACGCAGGCCGAGACAGCGAGCATGGTAAATGGAAACTTCACGGACGCGTCGACCGCACGTGCAGTGCAGAACGTTCCGCAGATCACGGACAGCCCGAAAGCGTGGGCGACGTACCTGCAAGCGCGTCAGAAATTCCTCGCCTCAAAAGCAGCATGGTCGAATGCTCGCGGCGATTGGATGCGCGGCAATAACGGCTCGGTCGGTCCCGCCTATCGTGACATGACCATCCAGACGCCGAACGGTGCTGCATTCGTCAAGCAAGGAGACAGCTTCACCCAGTTTAGTAAGAAGGTGGCGCCGAGTTATTACACGACGCCTGGCGCTAATTCCTTCGATCCGACGCAATGACGCTACTCGACATGCTTCCACGTCCGACCATTTCTAGCTCGCTGGATTGTGCTCGCGGAGAGCCCAAGTTCTGCGGCGATTGGGCGCGCCGTCCTAGCATCGGATCGAATGGACCTAACAATCTCATTTGTGAGTTTGGAACTACCCATTCTTTCGCCTTGGATAGCGGTTCCATGAATAAATTGATCGGCCTTGTTTTCTTTTCGTGTTCCCCATCGAAGGTTGTCCAATACATTGTTCAGCGGGTTTCCGTCTGCATGGCAACCCTCATGTGCTGGCGTTGGTTTTGGGCCTTCGAAAGCCTCAAGCACCATAACATGGACCAAACGCATCTTTGTCTTACCTTCTTTGGAGAGATTTACAGCCGGGTATCCTTTCAGGAGCGCGTTCGTCGATCTGATTTTGCTCGGAATAGTTCTGGTCTTGATGTTTTTGTAGTTGACTTCTCGTTGAACCGTGCGCACTCGTCCGAAATTAGAAACTTCGTAGAAGCCCTCAAAACCAACTACCGAGCGCCATGCTTCGGAATCGTTCATTTTGCTATCCATATGATGGTGATGCATCGATCTTATCAAATAAGGAGAACGTATGGCTGACTATGACGCGTCTGCGTTCCCAAAAAGTTTCAAAGACCCGGTTTATGCGGCGGCAGACGAGGCCGCTTCAAATGTGGCAGGAATCCCACCCGGATTGCTTTCGAGTATCCGCGTCGCCGGAGAAAAATCGAATGCGGATCAAGTTTCCAGCGCTCAAGCGAAATCTGTCTACCAGTTCACGCCCGCGACGCGTCAGTTGATCATCAAGAAGTACAACATTGACCCGCTTTCGTCGCCACAGGCAGCGGCGCTCGGTGCTGCGTATCTGCTGAAAGAGGGAATCCAGCGCACAGGCAGTGCGGCAGGCGCGATCACGCAGTATATCGGCGGCACTGATCCTGCGAACTGGGGTGGACAGACACGCGCATATACGAATCGCGTGATGGCGCATTTCACTGGCAATGGCGGCCAGGATGCGCCTCAGCCTGATCCGAGCCAGAATGCTCCGATTCCGGCTGCTCCGTTGCCGAGCGCTGCATCATATGGGCTTGATTCGTCTGTCGTCGGCCTTGGTGGTGGCGCACAGCAGCAGCCGACGGCAACGGTTCAGGCTCCGCAGGCTGCTCCTTCGGGCGCTGGTGTCAATGCTCAGATCGTGGCTGACTACAACGCCGGGCGCCTGTCTCCTGAAGACATGAAGTCGGTCGAGCAGCGCGCCTCGAAAATAGGTATCGATCCTAGCCAGTTGCAGGCGCCCGTGCCAACCCCTGATGCCAATACTGGCGCGGCTCCGAGCGTAAATGCAGCCAATCCCGCGGCCGCCGCTCCTAAGCCGATCGGCCCACAAACACTCGCCGCGATGCAGGCTGGCACGCTCACGCCGGACCAACTGGCGACGATCAAGGCCGGTGTCGCCAATGGCACGCTGACGATGCCTGCTCAGCAACCGGCCGCGCAGGACACGAGCAGCGGCTGGAATCCGCTCGGCGGCGTATCGGCTGACGCAATGCCGACCGCACCGCAGAACCCGTCGACAGCATCCCAGAACGGCTCAACGATGTCTGACGTGGCCGAGAAAGCTGTCGGAGGTGTCGCAGGTAGTCTGCTCGACATCGCCTCGGCTGGCGGTCGTCTGGTGGGCGCAGATGACTTCGCCAATCAAGCCAACGCCGCGCATCAGCAGATCGATGCGAAGATAGCGCGCGACACGAACAACAGCATGGCCGGCAAGGTGGCTGGCGTGGCTGGCTCGGCGCTCCCGTATGTCGCAGCGGGTGGCGCATCGCTTCCGGGCGCTGCGGCTGGTGGCGCATTCGTCGGCGCGGCTCCGTCTATCGCACAGAACAAGTCGGTTGGCGAAGTGGCGCGCGATGCCGCTGTTGGTGCTGGTGCTGGTGCAGCCGGTCTAGGCGTTGGCAAGGTCATTGGCAAGGGAATCTCCGCTCTTGCCGAGAATCCCACAGTGGCAAAAGGTATCGCACGCCTGCAAGAGATGTTCGGCAGCACGCCATCCGAAGCGACGAAGGTCGCAGCAAGTGGCGCGGCTCCTGATGCTCAGGTAGCGGCCGACATCGCGAGCGCAACCGGTCACACGCCAAACGAATTGGCGACAAAGATCGAAACGGCTCCAGCGTCGCAAACGCCTGGATACACGCCGACCGCGGCAGAAATGGCGAATGATGCCAACGTGACGACGCTCCAAAAGGCGAACACGAACGCGAATCCGTCTGTTGCTGCCAATGCATCGGCGAACAATGATGAGGCGATCGCAGCCGCGCTGCAAAAAGGCAAAGCGCCTGGCTCGATGCCGGCCGAAGCGCCGAACAATTCGGGCACGCCGGCCGCGCCACAAGCAGCAGAACAGGCCGGCGAAGCAGCGGCGCAAAAGAGTGACGCACTGGCAGCGCAAGGGCAGACCGAAGTTCAGCCGCTCGCCAAGCCGGTAGCAGACCGTCTCCAAGCGCCGCAGTTTGAGGCGCCGGTCAAGCTCGCAAAGAAGATTGCAGCCGATCAAGGTTCGACCGTCTTCGAGGATTTGCAGAAGGCGAAACACGCTGACGCGGCAGCGACGCTCGACCAGATCACCGGCACGCCCGAACAGTTGGCGGCGGCGAAGGCTGCACGAAGCGCGGACGCGGCGGATAACTTCCTGCCAATGAATGCATCGACGACGCTCGACTCTGACGCGTGGAAAAACCTCGCGAAGCGGCCTACATTCAAGGAAGCGATTGGCGAGGCTGGCGACATTGCTGCCGACCGTGGCGAACAGGCAGCGATTACGGTCAATCCGGATGGCTCAGTTACGGCAACCGGGCGCGGCTTGCTCGACGCAAAGCAGGGTATCGATGGGCTGATCTCGAAGGCTTCCCTCGCTGGCGATACGTCCAAGGTCACGCGCTACACCGCGGTAAAGAAGGCGCTACTCGAACAGATGGACCAAGCCTATCCGGAATACGGTGCGGCGAGGGCAAAGTTTGCCGAAGCGAGCGGTCCTATTGACGCGATGACTGCATTGCAGACACGGGTGAATGGCGCCATCAATCCGACAACCGGCGAAGTGAGCGCTGAAAAGCTGATCAACACGATCAACGGCGTCAAAGCGGAACAGATGAAACCCGGCTTCCGTCCTGCCGACAAGGTTCCTGATGCAACGCTCGACGCGCTCGCAGCATTGGCGAAGCACCTTCAGAACAAGAATGATCTGACAGGACTGCCAGCCGAAGGGCAAGAGTATATCCGGCAAGCCATGCTGAAGAACCCTGAAAAGTTCGCAGCAGCGCACGAGGAATTCAAAGGCATCCTCGACAACCAATCTCCGGCCTACAAAGAATTGCACGGCGCGCACGCACAGAATATCGCGTCGATCGAATCGCAGAAGACGAGTCAGACAGCGCTCGCGCAGGCTCAGGACGTAGTAAGCAACGCATCATCGCCGGCCGATCTGCGCAAGCTCGACAAGTTGCTGCCGGATATGGAAGCGGCTGACCGATCAAAGGCGATCGCACTTCGCCAACAGAAGGCGCGCGAGCTGGCACTGAGCGAAGTATCGGATCGCAACCTGAACAGCCGGGGCGGAACGGAATTCAACCGTGGTACGTTCAAGGGAGCGGCCGACAAGTATTCGCCGTTCATGTCGAAAGAGGACGCCAGCCAGTTCGGCAGCGTCGCACAGGACCTGCATAACCAGACGACGACCTATGCCAAGACGGGCAAGATCGGCGGCAGCGACACAGCACAGAATCAAGGCGCAGCAAAGCGCTTCGGGCGCAATCTCGGCGAGGCGTTCAAAGATGCCACAGTACAAAGCCTGATCGGTGGCGCTCTCGGCTCTGCTGCGGGACCGTTTGGCGCTGCTGGTGGTCTTGTAGTCGGCGCAATAAGTGGGGCGCTCAATCGGACGATCTCGCAAAAGGTTTCCTCGATCACGACCGAGAACGCGGCAAAACTTCTGTCTAACGGTAAACTATTGGCCTCGGCATTGCGTAATTACGAATCGCTCGCGGCCCGTCGTCTGTTCATCCAGCAACTGTCGCAGAAAGCGGGGTATGTGGCAGGCGCCACAGCCGCAAATCAGTTTAACGGTCGCCGTTAGGACAACTCATGACCAAGCCAGTTTTCTCCGTTGAGCGGTTCCATGATGTCTATGACGAACTGTTGCCGCTCCTGCACGAGCATTATGACGAGATTAGCCTTCACAAACATCGTGGATACGATCTGAAGCCGAATGTGACGCTCTATAAAGCGATGCAGGATGCCGACCAGTTGACCATGATGATTGGGCGTCTGGACGGAAAGATCGTCGCTTACTTCGTCGTGTTCGTGCGGCCGAGTATCCACTATGGCGAATGTCTCGAAGGCGTCGGCGATATCTTTTTCTGTAAGCCCGACCGGCGCGGCGCAATGATCGGATTGCAGTTATTCGAAGCGACTGAGAACGAATTGAAGCGCCGAGGGGTTCACTTGTTCATGGCCGGCGAAAAGATCCTATTCCCCGCGCGGGCTTTGTTTGAGCGACGCGGATTCGAAGAAATCGAAAGGAAGCACGCAAAATGGCTCTGACCAAAGAAGAACGACAGGCGAAGGTATGGGAGCGCGCTACCGCCCGGTTCGATCGCGCTTACGGGCCGCAACAGCAAATCCGGCTCGCAGCGCTCGAAGACCGGCGTTTTGCCTTCGTCGACGGCGCACAATGGGAAGGTGGCCTTGGTGCTCAGTTCAATAACCGGCCGCGCTTCGTCGTCAACAAGGTGCAGAAAGCCGTGCGCCGGATCGTCTCGGAATATCGCGCCAATGCGATGACGGTCAATTTCCGGGCGAGCGAGGACGACAGCCGCCAGGACGATCTAGATGCGCTCCGCATCGTCTACCGATCGGACGAACAATACAGCGGCGCACAGGATGTCTATGTGTCGGCATTCGAGGAAGCGGTTGCTGGCGGTGTCGGCGCGTGGCGTCTGACGAACGACTACGATCATCGCGCGGAAACGGAACTGGATGACGATACGCCGCAACGGATCTGCTTTGAGCCGATCAATGACGCTGACATCAGCGTGTTCTTCGATCCGGATAGCCGGAAGCTCGACAAGTCGGATGCCAAGTGGTGCACGGTACTGAACCCGATTTCGTGGGACACGTACACGACCGAATATCTCGGCGATGCCGTCGAACTCAAGGAGCGCCCGAGCAGTTTCAAGATGGTGCGCTCGCTGAAGCAGTTCGACTGGTTCACGAACGATTCGGTCTACATCGGCGAGTATTACGAGGTCGAGAAGAAGATAGAGAAGTATTCGGTCTGGCGCGAACCGCATTCTGGCGTAGAACAGAAGGTATATGCTGGCCTCGATGCTGATGAGCGCGAGGAAGCGGAGGAACAAGAGCAGCATTTGGCGTCGGTCGGCTACATCAAGGTCCGCAACGGCAAGCGCAACAGCAAGAAGGTACGCAAGTATTTCATGGATGGCTGTGGCGTCCTGAAGGATTGCGGCTATATCGCTGGCTCTGAAATCCCGATCGTCGTCGTCTATGGTATCCGCCAGATCATCGACGGCATCGAGCGCTTTCAGGGTGCCGTGCGGCTCGCGAAGGACTCGCAGCGTCTGTACAACATGCAGATCAGCACGCTTGCGGACATCACGGCATTTACGCCTCGCGAGAAGCCAATTTTTGTGCCAGAGCAAGTCGCCGGCCACGAATTGGCATGGGCGCGCGATCTGGTCGACAACAATCCATACCTTACCGTCAATCCGATTACCGGCGCAGACGGCTCGCAGACAGTCTCAGGACCGGTCGGCTACATCAAACAGCCTGACGTACCGCCCGCGCTCGCCGGCCTTGTGCAGATTACCGCAGCCGACATGATGGACGTGACAGGCGGCGATCTGGCAGCCGGTCAGGTGACATCCAATACGTCCGACGCGCTGGTAAGTCGAGTCCAAGCGCACCAAGATATGCAGGTCTACATCTTCGTCGACAACATGTCCCGCGCGATGCAGCGCTGCGGCAAGATTTATCTGTCGATGGCATGCGATGTCTACACCGAAGACAACCGCAAGTTTTCGGCAAACGGTGAGGATGGTTCACCCGAGTCGACGACGATCAATGTTCCCGCAATCGATGACGAAGGAAAGCCGACGATTGCGCGCTCGTTCACGCCCGGCCTCGATGTGTTTGTCGACGTTGGCCCCGCGTTCAATAGCCGCAAAGATTCGACCGTCAACGCGATTGCTAAAATCCTGCCGGGGATCTCCGATCCGCAGATGCAGCAATTGATGCTTGCGACGCTCGTCCGTAATCTCGACGGCGAAGGGATGGAAGATCTGTCCAAATTCGCGCGGATGCAGCTCGTGAAGGCAGGCGTCGTGAAGCCGAACGACGAGGAACAGAAGGAACTGGACGCCGAGCAGCAGCAGGCAGCAGACGCACCGCCAGACGCTCAGACGGTCGCGCTGCTGGCTCAGGCTCGCGAATCACAGGCCAACGCAACCAAGAGCGAAGCGGCAGCCGTACAGAGCCTTTCCAGTGCCGAACTCAACCAGGCGAAAGCCGCGCAGGCGATCTCGGACACGAACGCAAGCCAGTTGTCGACCATCATGGCGATGCTTCAGAACATCGAGAACCGTGTGAACGCGCAGGCCGGACAGGTGAGCCAAAGCCAGCCGCAAGGGCCGATGGATGCCAAGGTGAATCAGGCGACCTCGACCGGCGTCGCCGCACCGTCGCCGGGCATCAACGCGCTACACGGAACGCAGCAGGTCGATCCGTCTGCTCAGCAACTGACCGCAGGCAATGCGCCGACTCCTGTGGCGCCTCCCGTGCATGTGTCGAATCATGCTGCGGTCGGTAAATGAGCGAGATTTCCCTTCCGGAATGGGCTGAATGCTTGCTGACTCAAGGTCCGCGCTATACCGTTTTTCACGGTGGGCGCGGCTCCGGCAAGTCTATGTCATTCGGGACGGCGCTTATCATTCGCGCGGCATCCGAGCCGATCCGCGTCCTATGCTGCCGTGAGATTCAGCAATCGATCAATGAATCGGTCAAGTCGATGATCGAATCGCGTATCGCCGCGGCAGGGCTATCGTCGTTTTTCACCGTCAAGAATACGGAAATCGCCGGGGCAAACGGTAGCAAGTTCATTTTCCGTGGTCTGTCGGATGTCACGGCAGATTCGATCAAGTCGCTCGACAACATCGATATTGTCTGGTGCGAGGAAGCTCAAGCATTGTCGCAACGCTCGCTCGATCTGTTGCTGCCGACTATCCGCAAAGAAACGTCAGAAATCTGGATGTCGATGAACCCGGAGATGGATACCGATCCGGTCTACACGACGTTCATCGCAAAGCCGCCCGCCAATGCCCGCGTCGTACAGGTGAACTGGGACCGCAATCCGTTCTGGAATGCCGCGCTCGAAGCTGAACGACAGCGTTCGAAGAATGACGATCCAGACCGTTACGACCATATTTGGGAAGGCGTGCCGATGGCAGCGACAGATGGCGCTATCTACCGAAAGGAGATGCACGCGCTATCGGTTGGGAATCGCATCCGGCCAATCTCCGAAGATCCAGCACTGACGACGCACGCCATTTTCGACTTGGGCGTTGCCGACCTTACCTCAATCACGATCGCGCAGGCCGACATCAGCGGTCTTCGTGTGCTGGCATTCCATGAGGATAACGGTCTGTCGCTGAAGGACTACAGCGATTGGCTAATTGAGAACGGATGGAAGCACGTCACCGTCTGGTTGCCACACGATGGCCGTGCGCGCTCACTGCATACCGGTATGTCATCCGAAGCACTCATGCGCACGTATGGTTGGCAGGTGCAGATTGTTCCATCGCTGCCGGTCGAGACTGGCATCCAGCAAGCCCGCGCGGCGCTCAAGACGGCGTTCATCTCGGACGACTGCGATCTACTGCTGGAACACCTGCGGCGCTACTCGCGCAACAAAGCAGGACATCCGCAGCATGACGAGCATTCGCACGCCGCAGATTCGTTCCGCTATACCTGCATCGCTATGTCTCACTTCAAGGCCGTTGCCGAGCAGCGGATCAAGAAGGCGAATCTGGCTCAGTCAGTTCGGATCATTCCGACCGTGAATCACTGGGCCAAGGTCTAAACGTGCAAATCGATCACCATTGATATGCGATCGACGGATGATTCGTTGCGCACTTCGTGTTCAAGTTCGTTTCTGAACCAGAACAGGCGCCCCGTGAGCATCTGAAGCGTTTCGTCTTTGCTGCCATCTTTCTCCGCGCCACAATAGATCACAGCGCCTGGCTGCCCCTGAATCACAAGATGGAACCGGCGCCAATATCTGACATGCTCGGGCGTGTCGGCGTGGCGGAAGATGCGGCCGCCAGGGCGAATCCGATTCACCATTACTCTGCCGATCCGTGTCGCTTGAGCGAACTGCGCCAGATCGAACACGAAGCGATGCGCCTGCGTGAGCTTCGACCATGCCGGATAAGCGATCGACTCGTGCTGATCGTACCCGGCAAGCTTGTTCTGCTTGTACAGCTCGATTTCTTCCTCGCTCATGCCGGTCTGAATCTCCGGGAAGCGCAGCATGATCGTGTCGGTATCGCCGAACGGTCCCTGTGGATAGTTGCGCAGGAACGTGTCAGCCGTCCAAAGTTCAGGGTCCATCGAGATTGCGAGCGCGAGGGCGCTTACGTCCATGCCGTCGCGGAGGATGTGGAAATTACGCATCAGAATGAGATATGAAAAACGGTGATGACAAGGAATAGGGCGCCAATCGCAGCGCTCCATCCGAAAATAGTCTTGAGCACTTCACGGCCGTTGCGCCGTATGTCATCGGCCAGCACGAATGGGAACAGGATCACGAACCCGATCGCATCCATGACCGAATGACGCATCAGATAGAGCACTCGCAACGCGGCGAGTGAGAATAAGGCGATCATCAAGTAGGGCATCACTTCTGTTCCTTTTCGTCGAGTTGTTTCTGAACCATGCGCCTGATTACCTCGGCTACTGAGTAGCCTTCTTTATCGGCAATCTCGCGTAGTCGCTTGAGCATCGGTTCGGGCAGGTAAATTTGGAATCGGTCCATGTGTGTATGGTAGACGTATATCGTCATCCTTACTAGGTGGATTTGTCGTATACTTGCCGAATTGCATTTTTCCACCTAAAGGTGAGCGAATGAACGAAGAACTCGATGTGCAGCAACCCGAACTTGAGCAGGAACAGCCTGCCGAAATCGCGGCTCCCGCTTTGTTTGACGACGAAGATCAGGAGTCCCAAGAGCAAGAGCCTGCGGAGGGCGCCGAACAACCCGAAGGTGATCCCCCGTCACTGAAGGGCCAACCGGCGCCCAAGTGGGTCGCGGAGTTGCGCAAGAGCCACAAGGAGATTCTTCGCGAGAAACGCGAACTCCAAAAGCAGAACGACGAGCTGCGCGCGAAGTTGCCGCCGCCCGTCCAGGGGCTTGCTGCGAAACCGACGCTCGACCAGTACGACTATGACGAGACTCGATTCTCGGAAGCGTACGATAAGTGGATGGATGACAAGGCCGCGCATGAAGCAAAAAATCGCGCGCAACTTGATGCCCAGCGCAAGGAACAAGAGGAAGTCGAGAACTTCAAGAAGTCTTACGCTGCTCGCAAGGAATCGCTCGGCGTGGAAGACTTCGAAGAAGCCGAATCGGAAGTCGGCACGATCCTGAACCAGACGCAGGCCGGTCTACTGATGCGCGGCGCTGATGATCCCGCCGTCTTGGTCTATGCGCTCTCGAAATCGCCTGCTCGGTTGATGGATCTCGCGAAGATCACCGATCCGGTCAAATTCACTGTCGCAGTCGCAAAGTTGGAGATTTCCTTGGCTACGAAGAAAACCAGCCGCCCGGCGCCGGAAGCTCGCATTACGTCCGAGCGCGGAACAGGCTTCAATTCGTCAAACTCGCAACTTGAAAAGCTTCGCGACGAGGCAGCCCGCACAGGCGATTACTCACGCGTCGTTGCGTACAAGAAGCAGATGGCGCAGAAGTAAGCAAACGCTACTTGCCTGATATAACAAATAGTTGTAGCATTTCGGAAAGCTAATTATCTCCTGACTGAGCTAAATCCTTTCGGGAGATAAGCGGCCTGTTTCACCGTATCTCAGCCCCATCGGCGCGGCATTGCCTGCGTTAGTCCTGCTGGATGCGAAATCTGTGGCGTTCTCGCCATTCATTTTTCGTCTCTTTTATTAGGACTACTGCCATGTCTAACCCGCCCTCAGCACCTTTCCTGTCGACCGCCAATTCCTTCGGCAAGGAAGAGCGCGTCGCTTTCGAACGTCTTCTTGAAGGCTTCAATGACCAATTGGTCATGTCGAAAGCCGTCACCGTTTTCCAGAACGATCAAACCATGATGGCTCGTGCCGGCGACATGATCCGCCGCCCGATGCCGTACATCGCACGCTCGTTCTCGGGTCTGGACCAGACCGCAAACTTCGTCGGCAAGACGCAGTTGACGATCCCGGCCGCGATCGACACGATCCGCAGCTCGCCGTGGACAATGGACGCGACCGAACTGCGAGACGCTCTGCAAGAAAACCGTCTTGGCGACGCAGCCAAGCAAAAGATCGCCTCTGACATCAACCTCGCCGTCGTGAACGCCGCTTCGACGCTCGGCACGCTGGTTGTGAAGCGCACGGTTGCAGCAACCGGCTTTGACGACATCGCCCAAGCTGATGCGCTGATGAACGAATCGGGCATCGACTACGAAGGCCGTTATTCGGTCTTCGGTTCGCGCGATTACAACGCAATGGCCGGTAACCTCGCCAGCCGCGCATATGTCGTTGAAGGACAGAAAGCCGCCAACGCCTATGAAATGGCAACGGTCGGTCGTCAGGTGGCAGGCTTCGAACGCGTTCTGAAGGCTGATTACATCGCACGTCTCACGGCTGCAGCAGGCGTCACGGTTACGGTCAACGGTGCGAACCAGTTCACCACCCCGAAGGCTCTCGCAGCATCGCCGACCGGCCCGCTTCAGTCGAACGTCGATAACCGTATCCAGAACTTGGCTATCACGGTCACGTCCGGCACGGTCAAGGTCGGCGACGCCTTCACGATCACGGGCGTCAACAACGTCCACCCGATCACGAAGGTGGATACCGGCCAACTCAAGACGTTCCGTATCGTCGCAATCGTCTCGGGTGCAGGCGGTACGGGTACGGTGACGATCGCTCCGGCCATCATCTCGGGTCAGGGCGGCACGGATGCGGAACTCGCATACCAGAACGTTACGGCAACCCCGGCAACTGGCGCTGCGATCACCTGGCTCAACACGGTTTCGGCTCCGGTGAACTGCTTCTGGAAGAAGGAAGCGATCGAAATCCTGCCGGGCCGTTTGGCTGTGCCGTCCGATCAAGGCCTCGCAGTGATGCGCGGATCGACGGAGCAAGGCATCGAAATTGTGATGACCAAGCAAGCGCACATCGAAACGTACAAGTCGCTGTACCGGGTTGACGCTTTTTATGGCGTGTCGGTCACCAATCCGGAAATGGCCGGCATCATGCTCTTCAACCAAACGTAAGCAACGTTTCGGGCGCCCTTCGGGGCGCTTCGCTTACCTTTGGGAGAATGCTATGGCAGCCACCAGCGAGGCGCGTGCGCTTCCTTTTTTCACGGATCTTTACGGGCAGCCGCTTGAATCTGGCTCGATCTACATCGGCCAACCCGGCCTTGATCCTGTGGCCTATCCCGCCGTTGTCACTTCTGACATCGCCGGTAGCGTCGTGGTCGCTCAGCCGATCCGAACGACGCATGGTCACGCGGTATCGGCTGGCGCGCAGATTCATATGTATTGTCAGATACCGTATTCCATTACGGTTCTCGATGCAGCCGGTCGAATCATTTACGCGTCATTGAATGAAACTGACCCAGTAGCGGTCGCCGTGGCTTCGTCGAGCGTTCAAAGCGCAGCCGATCTTGCCACGCTTCGCGCTCGTTCTGGCTCATCTACTAATCAAGTGTGGGTCAATGGGTATGGGATGTATGTCTACGTCCCGACCGATACGACATCGCCCGAAAGCATTCCCCGCGTCATCGTCGGCAATGACGGATCGCGCTATTACCTCAGCATGCAGTTTGTCGATGCAGGATGGGTAAGGGCATCTAATCCTTCCGCTCCGACTATTCAAGGCGTGCATCTGGGATGGGCGGATGTCGCTGGCTTAGGCCAAGCCTTTCTAACTTGCAATCGTGGTATCAGCAGCACGGGCGGATTCATCCTCCGCACTGTCAATTCCGACAACACCGTTGAACTCGGCCGCGTCACGATAACCGCAGACGGATCGATCGTCGCGCAGGGCGGCGTCAACGCTTCAAACGGCGATATCCGATCGGCCGGGAATCTCATCGCCCAAGGCGGAACGGTCGCTCTGATCACGGATAGTTCTCGTTCTCTTGCTTGGGACGCGGTGAACAGCCGATACGTTCTCGTAGCGGCTCCGCTTCTCATCAATGGCTCCTTGGCCGTGACGCAGGCCAGCGCGCTCGCTAATCAGCAAGCTAATGGCATTGGCGCGCTTGCATTGGGTAATGCTTCAGCGCCGACGCCAGCTGTGGCCGGTACATGGGTGTCGACAGGGACGGCGCAGGCCGGTGTATTTCTTTACGTGAGGACGGCTTGATATGGAATATCACTCGATTGCCAATCCGGTATATACGGATGCTTCGCGCAAGATGATCACTGTCGATGTCGTCTTTCCGTCACTCGGCAATACGCCGGTCAAATTCAACGCATCGCCTGACGATGTGATGCCGCACGGCCGCGCAATTTACGCGGAGATAATCGCCGGCACGCAATGGACGATCGCAGAACCAACCACAACGAGCTAAAGACATGTCGACCATCGGGGATCTCTGCGTAGCAACGTCCGTCAATTCAGACGATAAACTGCCAGTCTGGCAAACCTGCAACGGTGTCACGCGAGCATTGCCGATTTCGGTGCTCGATTCCCGCTATCTGACGCAAGCCGATATTGCCTCGCTGGCGGCGAGCGCCAAGGTAGAAACGTTCTCTGCTGGTGTGGACTTCACGCCGGGTGTCTCGCTCGCGCTGACTCTTGCGAACCAGTATTTCTCCGCGGCAAATATTGAAGTATTTTTCGATGCCTCATTCCAGGGCCCGGATCAATACAGTCTCGCCGGCTATGGGCTTGTTTTTACTTCGCCCATTCCTGTAGGCGTACAGAAAGTCTACGTCCGCGGTGGCGCTATCCGTGTCATTGGCGCGCCGAGTGATGGCACCGTTACGGATGGATCAGTCGCATCTGGCTCCAAGCTCTCTAACCGGCTCAATGATGTTGTCTACGCGACTGACTTTGGCGCTGATCCGACCGGAACGAACTCTTGTGTTTCTTCGATCAACAATGCCATCGCGCATTGTGCGGCGATCGGTGGCGGCTGCGTAGAGCTCGGCACGGGCGTCTTTCTGATCGATGCTTCTATCATCATGGACGCCACTGTTTCCGTGGTCGGTAAAGGGCAATATGCAACGCGCCTTGCTGCGAAAGCTGGCTTTTCTGGCTCAATGGTCAAACTCATTAATGATCAAGGCCAAGGAATTCGATTCGGCGCGCTGTCGCTGATTGGAAATGGAAGCTGCAACGGATTTGAAACTGGGTCAGCGACCGAGATGGCGCAGCACGTCACGTTTTTTGACATGCTGGTTTTCGGATTCGTGAACGGGTTCATCAATTCGAGCAACTACGGTTATTACGATTCATCGCTCGAACGCATCGATTTTCAGAATTGCACTGGCGTTGCATGTGACGTCGGCGGTTCTCAATCTGTTCTCAACCGTTGCACATTTGGAAATAACGCAACAGCGCTCTCGATTTCTGAGCAAAGCGCCGGATCGATTGGTGGACCAAAGCTTATTGGTTGCACATGGGCGGCCAATGCAAAGGATGTCGTCTTCGTCGGTGCGATCATTCGGCCTACGTTGTTTAGCGGATGCTGGTTCGAAACGGCTTCTTTCGGAGTCATTTTGTCGACCGTGGTCGGGCAAACTCTCTTCCACAGTCTAGTGTTCGATGGTTGCTTGTTTCAGCCTGGCGCTACCGCAGGGGGAACTGGTGTGTTCCTTCCGAATTCCTTTGCCGGGACAGTCGCGTTCCGAAACTGCGTAATCTTCAATGATCTTAATTCGAACGCCCGGCTCCCTTCTGTGGTGACTGATGCCGGCGTTATGGCTAATGGCCAATGGACCAAGACTGGTTGCTACCGGCTAAACGGCGCCACGATCACGATCGAGCCAGACGAAAACAATTCATCCATATTCGTGCTTAACGCGATCAATTCACTTCGCCGTTATGCGAATGATGCTGCTGCTGGTGCTGGTGGGCTTCCAAGTGGAGCTATCTATTTCAATACAACAATCGGCGCACTGTCGCTGAAGACCTAAGATTCGGGGAAATTTCATGAATGATATCGCGACAAATGCAGTCAAGGCTGCACCGCCAATTGGCGTTAATTATTGGCTTTGGTTTTCAAGCCACGACATTAACTGGTGGGTCGCGATATTCACAATCGCATATATCTGTCTTCAGGCGTACTACCTGATCAAAAACAAGGGGCGTAAGGGCGATGAATGACGATAATCTGCTTGTGCTGATTTCCGAGTTGCGTCGCGATGAGGGAGTCGAGTACAAGCCGTACAAAGACACAATGGGCGTCGATACGGTTGGTGTCGGCCACAATTTGCAGGCGTCGCCGTTGCCTGACGGTTGGTCATATCCGCTCACCGATGAACAGGTGAACGTTCTTCTGACTCAGGACATTCAAGCCGTATTTGCTGATCTCGATCATAACCTTCCGTGGTGGGTCAACTTGAATGATGTTCGCCAGCGCGTTTTATCAAACATGGCGTTCAATCTCGGAATCACGAAGTTGCTCGGCTTCAAGAATACCCTCGCAGCGATGCGTCAAGGTAAGTACAAGGATGCGTCAAGTGGAATGCTTAATTCTGCTTGGGCGTCGCAAGTCAAGGGCCGAGCGGTTCGCTTGGCCGACATGATGTTAAGAGGAGCCTGAAATGTCAGGATGGGCGGATGCACTTACCGTAGTCAAGAAGCTTGCCCCAACGATTGCTTCGGTGATTGGTGGACCGCTTGCTGGCGGCGCAGTGACTGCGCTTGAATCTGTATTCGGAATGACCGTTCCGCCCAACACCTCGATCGATGATCGTCAGAACGCAGTTGCCGCGGCGATCACCGGCGCCACGCCAGAACAACTCGCGGCGATGCGCAAAGCCGATCAGGATTATGCCGCGCGCATGGCCGAGGCAGGATTCAAGGATACGGAAACGTTAGCCGCTCTGTCTGTGCAGGATCGCGAAAGCGCCAGGCAGATGCAGCTCAGCACCAAGAGCTTTGTGGCGCCATTTCTCGCCCTGTTCGTCACTCTTGGTTTCTTTGGCGTACTTGCGCTAATGATGTTCTATCCGCTGCCACAAGCTACGCATGACGCGCTGATGCTGATGCTCGGTTCGCTTGGTACGGCGTGGACCGGGGTAATCGCCTATTACTTTGGCAGCAGCGCGGGCAGCGCAGAGAAGACGCGTTTGTTGGCGCAGGCTCCATCGGTGCAAGTCGAATAGTCTTATTTCCGCGGTATAATTAGGGTTTCTAACTATCGCGGAAATAGTATGAAACTGGCTACGTGTCATCCTGAAAAGAAGCACTACTGCAAAGGTCTCTGCGAAAACTGCTACATGACACAGTTCCGCAGGAGTCGCCCGGAATATAGGGCCTACATGAAGGAATATCTCAAGAAGTACAGAGAAGAGAATCCCGAAAAGATGGCCGAACTGTATGCAAAACGACGAGCAGACCCGGAGAAGAGAAAGCGCGATGCCTTGGTATGCAAGAACTCTGCATATCGACAGAAATATGGAATTACGTTAGCCAAAGCACTTTCTCTGTTGTCCTCTCAAGGAGGAGGGTGCGCGCTTTGCAAAATTGAACTTACGGAGAAGACCATGAATGTAGACCATTGTCATAAAGACGGTCATGTCCGTGGAATCTTGTGTGGGAAGTGCAATACGGGGCTAGGTCTCTTAGGAGATACCCGCGATGCACTTTTAGAGGCCGTTGCCTATTTGGCTCAATCCGGGAATCAATAATGAAACGAATCTTTCTCGCAGCAGCACTTGCCGTTTGCGCCATTGCGTCATGGGGCGCCACGACGACGCCTATTCAGTTGCTCAACCCTGCTGGATCGACCGCAGGGCAAGCGATCCTATCGACTGGCGCTAGCACTCCGCCGGCATGGGGAGGCGTGACACTTAGTTCAGTAACGGGAACGCTCGCCGTCAATCACGGCGGCACGGGCGTATCTAGTGCGAGCGGTACAGCGCTGGATAACATCACGGGCTTCTCGGGCACTGGCTTTCTAACGAGGACCGGCGCTGGAACCTACGCTTTCCAGTCGACGACGAACGGTGTCACGCTCGGAAATCTGGCGCAGATCGGCGCGAACTCCGTGTTGGCGAACGTAACTGGATCAACGGGGAATGTCGCGGCATTCTTGATGCCGAACTGCAACAGCACGTCGAGCGCCATTGTTTGGAACCCAGGAAGCGGCTTCAGTTGCAATACGTCGATCAATGCGGCAACCCTCGGAGGGGCGACGTTTGCGGCTCCTGGCGCGATCGGCGGAACGACGGCTGGGTCCGGCGCGTTTACGACTCTCTCTGCAAGTAGTACTGTGAGCGGCACTGGATTTAGCACCTACCTTGCATCTCCGCCTGCGATTGGCGGTACAGCTGCGGCAGCCGGCAAATTCACGACGCTGGTCGGAACGTCGACAGCCAAGGTATTCGCTACCAACACGTCTGGTCAGTCGATTCCGAGCGGATCTGCGACGACGATCACGGGTTGGACTACGGTCAGTGATCAAGCTAGCAACTTCACCGCAGCGACCGGTGTCTTCACGGCGCCAGTCGCTGGCTACTACCTGGTGTCGTTTCAGCTTGAACTGTCGTCGACCGTAGGGGCGGCTGGCACGCTTCAAGGGAACATCGCGAAAAACGGCACAACTCAAGCTGCAGCGGTCAACTATTACGCGGCGAGCGGCGCCATGATATCGAATGGGACAGCGCTGGTGAACTGCGCGGCCAATGACACAATCACGGTCCAATTGGTCCAGTCGACTGGCTCGGCGCAAACCCTCGCGACGTTCGCGAAAATCCTCTACGTGTCTATCGCGCAGGTTCCGTGACGCGATGCGTCGTGTGCGTGGCGCGTGCCTGAATCCTATCGGACAGCCGCACGCCCACGCGCCTTAATGTCGTCTCGACGAACCTGAAGTTCAGGTCAGCAAGGATCGCCGTCAAAGCCAACGCGAAAGCGATCATCATCGGATTGAGCGTACCCGGCGCGATCAGCGATGGATCGAACACGCGGTTCGTCAGTTCGAGCGTGATCGCCACGACGGGAACATGAATCAGGTAGATTGCGTACGAGCGCGAGCCGACCCACAGTAGCGCCTTCTTCAGTGCGCCCGAAGGCACGATCAGCCCGGCGTCGTACGATGCCATCCACACGAGTAGGCCACCTATCACGGCGACGAACCCCGGCCATGCGGGCGTCAGCAGCCACCCGTTCCATACCAACGCGATAACCGCAACCAACGCCACGATTCGCGCGAAGCCACCGCGCAACCACGACGGCAGCGATGCGAGATACCCATGCGTCAGGCTGAAGAATGCGAGCAGGACGCCGATGAAAAGCCCGTCTGTGCGGATCGCCCACGGCAGCGACCACATCGGTCGGGCGAGGAACAATTGCACCGCCGTGGCGACGATTGCGAACGCGACCACGTGACGGCGGAAGAGAATGAACGCGAGCGGCAGCACGAGATAGAACTGCTCTTCGAGCGACAGGCTCCAGAAAATCGCATTGACGCCGCATACGGCCTTTCCAGCGTAGCAGCGATACCAGTGGATGTTTGCGAACTGCCCGAGCGCTGCGAGCGCGTCACCGACATTTGCTGACAGCGGACCAGCGGCGGCGAACCGGTTGAACCATGCCGAGATTGCGACGAACGCCGCCATCCATAGCCACGCAGACGGCAGGATTCGGAAGATCCGGCGAACCCAGAAGGCGCCCGAGACGCGCCAGCGATCACCTGTCGAACTTGCGCCATCGAATGACCGTATCAGGTCGGGCGTGATGACGAATCCCGAGATGACGAAAAATAGATCCACGCCGACGCCTAGATCGAGCTTCGTGTCTATGAATGCGAGCACGGCGCCTGGGGCGTATACCAGTGCTCTAAAATGGGACGCGACGACCAGCAAAACAGCAATGGCGCGCAGAACTTCAATATCGTCAATCCGGCGTGTACTCATCTTTCTCTGTTTGCCCGCTCATTTTCCCGCGAGATTTTATCTCAGGTTGGAAACCTTCTAATATTTTCTTGGAAATGCGCTCAAAGCCGCGCCAGTGCTTGCCTGTTATATGAGCAAAATATTAGAAACGTTATGCCTGATAGCCTTACTGGATAAGGCTCGGCACAGAATTTTCCGCTTTGAGCGGCACTCAATTCAATCTGCCGCAAAGCCAATACCAGTAAGGCGCTTCTAATATTCCGAGAATCGTTTCTAATATTCTTACTTCTCTTCGAACTCTCCGCACCAGTTTCCATCACCTACGACCGGGGAAACGCCATTGCCGTTTTCATTGGTTGATGGGGGCATTCTCTTGCACACCAGCACATCCATCAGCACCCCATTTTGATGGTCGTAGCCATATCCTGGAAGGGCATTCCCGAATTGCTTTTGATAGCGGCTTTCTTTATTTGCCCACTTGCAAAGTCCGCACCTATCCGGGCGAATGGATTTTGTGATCGAGAACATCGTTGCTCTCCTATGCTGATTTTGGTAACTTCAGATGAATATTGCTGAGAGGCGTCTTGCGGTCTTTCATGTAGACCTTCGTCGTCGCAATGTCGCTGTGCGCCGCGGCGACCATCAGGGCATCCATCTCGTATCCTTGCGATTTGGCATCGGTCATTGCCTTTGCACGGATGTCTTTGATCGTGTATTTGTAACTCGCCAGGCCGGCCGCTCGGCACGCCTTATGCCACATCTTCAGCGCGTGGGTGTTGACCCATTGGCCACCCTTCGGCGTGTGGATCACGTACGGGGATTTGACGTTGCCGGTGGTTCGCGCGCGCTCCAGCACCGCCTCAATCTCAGGCGTGATCGGCCAATCAATGGCGATTCCGCTGGACTCGCGAGTCTTCGACGGCACGAAGTGGATCACGCCGTTATCCCGGTCAACCCAGTTAGCCGTCTTCTCGTCGGTTTTGCGCCAGCGCAGGTCACGTATCTCAGTGGACCGCTGCAACGTCAGGTAGCACAGATCGACCATGCACAAGATCATCGGCTGGCTGGCGAGCTGCGCTCGTATGGCCTCGAAATGTTCGTTCGTGATGTACACCTGCCTCGGCTTGGGAGAAACAAGCCGCATGCCGGTAATCGGGTTCGGCGCATCGTAGTAACCCTCTTCCTTGCACCACTGGAAGAAGCCGCTCAGGAACGCCCGCATCGCACGCTGCATCGAGAGCTTCGTGGACCAGTTGTTTCGAAGGAAGCGTTTGCAGGCGGCAGTATCGGCATCTTCTAGATCGCCGTCGGCGAAGTCTGCCTTCACCGGGTTTCCGTAATTCGACCAGCCCTTTTCGCGGTGCTCGCCTTTCTTGGCGGCAATGTACATTTCGACGAAAGCAGGAATATTCCCGGTTCCCTTCGACCCCTCGCGCTTCTTCATCTCGGCGGCGAGGCGCTCCAGCATCTTGCGCTCGCCATCCTCGATCCGGCAGAGTTTGATCCACGGGCCGTTCTTCGGAAACCAATACCAGCTTCCGCTACGGGGATAGACGCGTTTTGGAAGACCGTTATCGATGATTCGGCGACGTGCGTTCATTTTTGTTTGCTGTCGGAGACGAGGACGAGGCGTTTTTTAGGTGCCGGATCGGATGATGATAATCCAAGACGCCGAGCGTTCAGCGCGTTGAAGTTCGCCCACGTCATGACAGGACTGCCATCGCTGCATGTGGCGACCTTCACGCCGAACTGCTCGGAAAACCATTGAACCTGCTTCGAGAAGCGTTTCCAGCCTGTCATACGCTCGATTTCCTCCGCGCTCATGAGACGATCGCTCATCTACGCTCCCTCCTTCCACGTATTGCCGCAGACCATACAGACCCACCATCCGCCGTCGTGCTCTGCGAGCATCATGCTTCCGCACCGTGCGCACATCTACGCTCCCTCCTTCTTCGCCAACTCAGCGTCGATGGTGGCGACAATACTTCGAAGTCGATTAGCGGTCAGCAAGTATTCTGGCGTGAGAATGGAGATGGCAATCTGAATAGCGCCTGATTGC